CATCCCCGGCAGCAAGCCCTACGTTGGTAAGTGTAATGTGCGGTAGTTCAACACTCGCCCTGCCTGTAGACCCTGCGTGCAAAATGCGAAAAGTAGAGACGGCGTTGGCCACGGCTGAACTCAGCACGCTCTGGACGCTCCAGGTGTCGGCAGCGGACGCGATCGGCGACGTGGAATACTGCGCGCTCAATACATGAGGTGGGCTAGACTGAGCAGCCCCTATCGCCGTCCCAGCGTGCGTTTCATTGACGCCGCCCGCATTGGTAACCACTAGCGTCGTCGCCGTCGATGCGGTGACGGTGAAGGTTCCATTGTTGCCAGCATTGACGAATCCGGCGATCGTCGCCGACGCGCCCACGTAAGCATTCGAGCCGCCGCCGGTGATCGTTCCGGTATAAGTGACCGTGGTGCCGCTGATCGCGGCCTGCGTCAGCACGAGAGACGCAAACGTCGGCGTCGTGTTCGCCCACGTCCAAGCTGCTGCGGACGTTTGGTTGAACGTCGTGTTGTTGGTGCCGTTGGCGAGGGTCAGCGCTGCGGCGGCATTTCCAAGTTTGTCCCACGTAACCGTTCCGGCCGCCGGGCTCCCGCTGAGATCCGAATAAGCCAGTTGAGCGACCGTGACCGCCGCCCCGACGCTCGTTTGTTTCAGGACGAATGAAGCGCCACCCGTAGCGGAGAGGTCCGCATTCGTCCCGCCCCTGGCTAAAGCCAGTTGCCCCGAAGTGATGATCGAGGCGGGAAGGTTCGGGATCTGTGCAACGGAAGCGGCTCCGGAGAGGTCTGCAAATGCAAGCTGGGCCACGGCGACCGCGCCACCCACCGAGGTCTGCTTGAGAACTTGCGATGCGCCCCCGGTAGCGGAGAGGTTGGACGCGGTTCCGCCATTCGCAAGCGGAAGTAATCCGCGCACCTGCGTCGTGAGGTCGATCTGCGTGATGAAGGCGACGCTGAGAAGCGCGGCCACCACTGCGACAATGAGATATTTGCGGGTCATGTTAGTAGCGGTACCAGGCGAGAAGCGTTGAACCCGTCGTGGGTGCGGAGGCGAAGGTGATCGTTAAGCCGACTAAGGTGAAATCGCCGCCGCTCGATTTTTGAATCAGGCCGTTGTAAAAAAGTTCGAGGCTTTTGGGTGGACTGGGCGCGTTCGCTAGCGTGAATATCAGATTGCTGGAATTGATTGCCCCGCCCGGCGTCTCTTCGTTCGCGAAATTCGCAATCACCGGCGCAATTGAGCCGCCGATTCCCACCACCCACCAACTTGTCGCATCGGATTTGAAACGGGCGACCGCATACTGCGAAGTGAGGATGACGGTTCCGGCAACTGCCCCCGTGATGGAGACCGTGTTTACGTCCGCCGTGCTCTTGATGACGATGATTTCCTGGTTCTGGTTCGTCTGCCCCGTCTGTGAATTGTTGAGTCCGGGATTCGGGAGCGCGAAAACCTCCGGTCCCGCGCTGGTGTCGAACACGATCAGCGGGAGAAGCGTCTGCAACGCAAGCAACCATTGCTGGATGACGTCGGGCAGTTCGCTGCCGCGCAAAGGCGGCTGGCGCTGGACGGTGCGTTTTTGGCTCATTCATCAGCGCTCGTTGGCCCCAGACTTATTAGAACCAGACTCTTGCGCCACGGCTTGAGACGCCCGGCCTTGAGACGCATCGCCCGGCGCACAATTTCGAAGCAGAGTTCGTCATCTCTTAAGCGATCCTTGAGGTATTCATCGAGGCCGCGTTTCGATTGCCAGGGCCAGGACTTCACTGCATTTCCTGCGAAACACAAATAAGGCTACAATTGATCCAGTCATGGCGAAGACTGTTTGCAGCATTAAAGAATGCGGACGCAATTGTCACGGCCAGGGCCTGTGCCCCATGCACTACCATCGCTGGCAACGTTACGGCGATCCTTCGGTCGTGAGAAAAGTCAACCTTTGTGATCTCGCTGGCCAAACGTTTGAACGCTTGACCGTGCTCCGGAAAGTTGTCGCCCGCAATGAAAGCTCCCGGACTCGTTGGCACTGCATTTGCGAGTGCGGAAAGAAATGCATCATCACCACCCACGAATTGCGCAGCAGGCACACGCGAAGTTGCGGCTGTCTCAGGCGGGAGTTGGATATGCGCGGCGGGGCGCGAGTAACCCATGGAGCTACACGTGGCCCGAGGCGTCGTTCTGAATATGGGATCTGGGCGGGGATGAAAGATCGCTGCCAAAATCCTAACAACTCCCGATATAGGGATTGGGGAGGGCGTGGGATTGGGGTCTGTAAGCGATGGCAAGAATCGTTCGCCGATTTTTTTACTGACATGGGCGCAAGGCCATCGTCCGACCACACGATTGACCGCAAGAATAATGATCTTGATTACTCTCCCGATAATTGCACGTGGTCCACGCGCGCCGAGCAGAACCGCAACAAACGAGCACGCCGCTGGGCAAAAAGGCCTCATTCTAATGACTGTTGAGCTTGTACGTACGCGCTGACGATTACGTTTTGAACCGGATCGCTCCCCGACAATTCCCAAGCACGTTTTCTTGCACGGCCCAACTGCGTCTTGCGCGCGCGCACATTGAATTCGCCCGCCGAGCCACAGTTTAGGGTGTAGTAGCTCGACCACGTCCGCGTCGAATCGTTCGACCAGCGCAGCATGACTTGCGCCGGGCGGGGATTGCCCGCGCCATCGACCAGCGGAGGTTGGGGCGCAACGCCCACTTGCAGGTCGGCTTCAAATTCCGAGAAGTAGACGAAGTGGTTTTCATCGTTCGTCGTCGGTGAACGCCGCATCCAGCGCAAAATCTGTCCGTTGTCGGTGAAGATCGAAGTCGATTGCTCGTAAATGTTCCCGGAAGCCCAGTCGCCCACCAGGTGCTTGCCGGCAAAGAACATGTGACTCTGCGAGTGGTCCGCGTCATACGTTCCAGAAGTGGTGTTCCAGGCCCCGCGTTGATGCCAGAGTTGCGTGGAGAAGTCGTAGACCCATGTTGCATTCGCTGTCGGAAAGTAAATCACCCAGAACACGTGCCCATCTTCCTCGTAGGAGTAGGCCCTGGCGTCGGCTCCCGTGGTGTACTTCTGCCAGATCCCTTCGACGGCGAAAGTCGAGATGCGCTGCGGGGTATAGCCGTTCAGCCGGTAAGCCACGAGAGGCCCGCGTTCATCCGCGCCCAGCCAGCAGATCGTATTGTCGGCCTGGACGGTTGCCGAAGTTGCCCCAGCTCCAAATTCACCGAAGGCCGCCTGAATCGGAATGTAAGTTGGAAACCCGGCGCCTGAGTTGTAGTAGCCCGCCGATTTCTTCGAGGACATGAACCAGGCTTCGCGGTGGTCGCAGATCATGCTGACGAAGTTGTCAGGGAATATCGAAGCCGTCGAAATGTCGAGGCCGCTCCAGGTCGTGCCATCTTCGAGTTGCGACTGCTGGAAAGTATGGGTATTGGCGAACCAAGCGAAGAAGTAGCCGTCCGCGAAGCCGATCTGCATGACGGAGCCCGCGCCGCCCTGGAGCTGCGCCATGTTGACCGCGGTCAAGATGTTCGTCGCCAGGGTGAGTACATAGAGGTTGCCATTGTTGAGGCAGAGGATCTGCGTTTCATTGGCGAACATCTGGCAGGGCCGGAGGGGCTGGGTGCCGCCAAGACTCCCGCGGATTGTTGGTGTGCCCGCCGCATCGAATTCATAAAGCTGGCTGCCCGCCGCAAATCCGCGCCCGTTGATGTTGAGCTGGGAAGTTACGCCCGCTTCCGGGATCTGCCCCCAGAGTCTTTTCCCCGGGGCCATCAGGAGGGCAATGGGGCTGCGCGCTCCCGGCGATTCCGCCCGTTCGCAATAGAGGTTCATACAGACTTCCCCGTCGATGATGGGAGAAACGGCCTGGTAGGAACCATTGCAGAAGAGGGGCAGGGGGGGCATGAGAGAATTGGCGGGTGCTGAACTTCCTAGATTCTTTTCGTCGATTGGTTTGCCGCTGCTTTGGTCATGATCCGATGGTCTGGGATGGCGGATTGAATCGCACCATCATGGTTGCGACGTGCCGTCGCAGCGGAAAGCATTTGAGGTATGTCTGATGAACCGCCGCGGATTCTTCAAACTCTTCGGACTGGGCGTGGCTGGCATCGCTTTAGAACAGGCTATCCCGCTGGGCCGGGTGTGGTCGTTTCCCACCGAGATCATCCCAAAGCCGACGCAGTTCACCGGCGGGCAATGGATTGATGCCGGTTGGGGCTTTGCGGATGAAGGCGTCCTCACGGTCTGGGAGGAGCGAAAAGGAATCCACTGGATTAAATCCATTGATCGCCTACCAGGGCTGTCCTGAAATCCAGTTGAAGTTCGGCCGCCGCACCCTGCCTCGCGCCATCCCCGCATCGTAAGTTGCAATCTTCGGCGCCGCCGCGTTGTTCCCAAACACAGCCTTGTTCGCGATCCGGGATTTCTCCGCCAGCACCGGGTGCAGCTCTTTCGACCCGCCAGGACACAGCGCTTCCGCCAGCGACCACTTCAGCGCCGCTCGGTAGGCTTGGGGAAGGGAATTCGGCCCTGTGGCTCCGCCGATGGGGTCGGTGATCGCCGCCAACTCGTTGATCGCCTGCCAGGTTTCGAGCAGGATGAGCGTGTTGACGTTCGGAATCGGCCAGAAGTAGAGCCCCCCATTCTCCCAGGCGGCGTCGTAGTAGAGATCCGTCGGGATGGTGGAGGTGATGTTCTTGACCGAGTTGGCGGCCCACCAGGCCGCATCCTGGATGCGAAGTCTGGGGGCGTCGACCAGGCCGCCGGAGAAATTCAACCGCACGGCGCAGCTTTCAATTCTCACCGGACGCTGCGGAACAATGAAGCCCGCCGTTCCCGTGGGGCCGAGCAGGACTGGAGCCGTATTCGCCGGGACGGTGTACTGGGTGAAGTTGGTGGAGTAGACGTAGGCTTTGCGCGCCGCCCAGAGATTGAGCAGATCGTTGAGCGAACGAAATGCCCATTGCCCGGTCTCCCCATCGACCGGTTCTCCGGGGGCAAGCATCCCATTTTCGATCAGCGCATCGGTTAATATGTCTAAGCCTGTTACGGTCGGCATGGGCTATTCTTTAGCTTCTGGAACGTCCGTCGCGTCCACTTCTTCCATGCCCGCCGGTACGCCCTTGAAGGCTTTCACATTCTCGCGCTTGCGCTGGGCCAGCATCTTTTTGTTGGTTTCCGGCTTGGCGGCATGGCCGTAGCCGTCTTTCGCGGCCAGTTTCTCTTCTTCGGCGTTGTTCACCGTTTTCCCCATTGCGCCCTTGTAGACACGCTTGGGGTACTCCTGGTGCTTGTACGGCAATTTCGGGGGATTGTTGATGTCGAGTTCGGTTTGGGCCATGACTTTCTCCTGTTCCTGTTGGACGGATTCTTGATAGAGTTCCGCTGTCCGCTGTTCTCTGGCGATGCGTTCGCGGGGCACGCCTTCGATGTCGAGCTGGGCGGACCAGCGCGGGCGGGGCTTCTGGCGGGGCGTTTCCCGGAACGGCACGAGTTACTTCTTGGCGAAGGCTTTGATCGGCTCGGCTGCTTTCGGCGGTTCAGCTACTGTCGGGGGCGCCGTTTTCTTCGCGTGGTGCTCCAGAACTTCTTCGATCTCATCGGCCAGCTCCTGAGCGTCCGCCAGGGATAGAACTTTCGGGACGAAGGTCAGGAAATGGAGTTGCGGTTCGGGCTGATGGGGCTTGGCTTCGCTGTACAGAATCGAGAACTTTTTGGTCTGCATCGTCTTCCTTTCAAATTGGAAAATCCGGCGGGGCTTACGCCATGTCGGGTTTCAGCCCCGCTTCCCGTCAAATCCCGTAGGAAGACTGACGGGGAGACTGTTTCGGTTTAGTAAAACGCGAAGTACGGCCCTTGAGCTGTCGTATAGGCGCTGGGAGCCGTAACTGTCGCTGGGATGGTGCCAAACGTCTGGCCGGTGTAAATCTGGGTCAGAAGTCCCGCATTGCCATCCGCTGTCACAACCAGGTTCAGCGAGTCCGAACTATTCGAGGCCTGCGAACAACCGAAGTAGGTTGCCGGTCCCACCGCGTAATAGTTCGCGGTGAAAGCATAGGCCTGATAGTTCGAGGCATTCGCCGTGGTTGCGCCTGCGGTCGCGCTATTGGCCAGCAAGATTCCGCTGGCGTCATAGAGCGCCACAAGCCGCGTTCCATTCCCTACCGCCGTACCATTCAGAGCGCGCAACCCGGTCAAGAGTTTATTGGTCGGGAGATACATTTCTGAGCAGTACATGCTGGTGTTCGTGGTTGTGGTCGAAGTGCCCACGCCTGTCAGCACCGCTCCGCCCGAAACGGGCGAGTCGATGATGGTTCTCGTGAGCGGCGCTGTAACGCCATTCACCCAAACTCCGCCCAAGCAATCCGAAATCACCGCCGAGGCCACATTGATCCAAGGCAGATAGAGTTCGGTGGCTCGAGTGCAAGAGCCCGCCGGATGCCCCGGAGGCGTGACCGTTTTGAAGGCGTTCGCCGGTCCAAACCAGACCGTTACGCCCGATTTGTGCGTGGAGCTTCGGCCTTGCCGGGTGACGGAGAGGGTGGTTGAGTTGACCGCGTTCACCGTCATAAATTCCCCGTCGATAAACAGGGCCGTGCTGGTGGCGGTGATCCCCGTGGCCGAAGCCACCACAACCGTAGTGGTTGAGGTGGAAGTGACGGCGGCGGAGAGAGTGGTGCGGCTGATGATGGTCGCTGCGTTCGATGGAACAGCGAAGACCAGAGCCGCCAAGAGAGTGAGGACTACATTCAGTTTTTTCATGGTTTCTCCTTAGGCTCCAGCCACTGCGACGACGCCATTATCCTGGTATAGATTCCCGAATCCGAGCAGCGAATCGAAGCGGTGAATCTGCATCGATCGCACCGGATCCCACGCCTTCACAAAGCGCACGGCGATTCCGGTTTTCGGATCCTGTTTCTGCGAACGGTCCTCCACGGCGGTGGGCAGATACAATTTGCCGCCTACCATGGCGAAGCCGTACTTGGTGAGCGCCAGGCCCACGGTGCCGGTTGCCGAGCCCCCGTTGGCGATGGTGGTTCCGGGCCAGAGCGTCAGCACCGCGCCGGTGAGGGGAAGAGCGTCCACGTTCTGGTAGTGCGATCCCGGCCCGTAGATCGGAGGCAGGATGCTGATGGTGTCCGCGCCGCCGGTCAGGACGTAATCCTGGGTGGCGGTGAACACCTGGTAATTGTTGCTTCCGCCCACAGTCCGGCGGGTGCGGGGGTTGACGAAGTTCACAGCGTCGAGCTTGAACTTGTCGCCCTTGTTGATGGTGTCATTGGCCGCGCCCGTGATGATGAGCGAGGAACCGGACTGGCCGGAGCCGGTCACCGTCACGCCCGTCTGCGAAGCCCAGACGCCCGTGGTGTGCTGGTAGAGGGACTGCGACTCGTACAAGTCAAAGCCCTTCAGCCGCCCGATGTAACCGTCCTTGAACATGCGCGAGATTTCATCGCCCGGATCGAGCAGGGTGGTGATGACCGGGCTCAGCGCATTCATCATCGAAGATGAAATACAGAGAGACCGTTTCCCCTTCAGGCATGCCTTTTGCAGCAAGCGGGAGCGGGCCACGTCGTAGGTGGTGAGCGATGTGGGATCGGTTCCGAGGGATCCAACCAGGGTGGAGCTGTAGTAGCGGCCCCAGTTGGCGGCGCGGGAATCGAATTCCTGCGCGATCTGTTCGCTGGCGGGTCCAAGATACTGTTCCCGCAGCTCTTCTTTCGAACGCTCGAGCTTGACGGCTGCGTCATAGTCGTCCCACTCGAAGGGAACCTGAATCCACTGGTCCAAACTGACCGTGGTGGAAATGCGGTCGATGCCTTGCGGAACGTAGCCCGGACCGTCGATAACGAAGAAGGTCTGGGGAAATTTGACTTGAATGGTGGATCCGACCGCGAACTCCTTTTTGAAGTCCTTATCCCAGTCGGTATTGAAATACTCCGCCACCGTGAGGTCGTTGGTCAGCAGGCGCAGAACGTCCATGCTGATCCAACTGGTATTGAGAAATTGATCTGCCACGAGTTACTTTCCTTTGGCCCTCGCCAGAGCCTTGCGATTCTCAGCAGCCTTGTAGCTGGTGAAATCGTCGTCTGCCAGCGCCTGCTCGACTTCGTCGGGCGGGACGGCGCCTTGCCCCGAAACTTCATGGGGCGGAGCGGGCGCGGCGGATGTGCGTCGTACAGAAGGGGCGGGCTTTACGAAAGTCTGTTCGATGGCGAACAGCTCCCGCGCTTGGCGCAGAGGATTCAACTTGTTGATGGCGTCGAGCTTGTCGGGATGCTGGCCAAGGTAGTAAAGAACGTCGGCCCCATGTTCCGAATCAAGCACAAACACGTCCGCGACGGAACCGGCCTTGATCGGCAAATCGGGATTGAGGGCGACGGTGGCATAGTCGGAATACTTCTTGGCTCCGGCTTCGACCTTCTTGGCCCATCCTTCGTTGATGATCCGGCTTTGTTCCTGCTGCTGTGTTTCGCGCTGGGTCTTGGCCTGGTCTTCCTTGATCTGGGCTAAGACCTGTTCCCGGTCCCACTCCCGTTGCGCGGCCATGAGTTCGCCAAAGGTTGAATATTTCGGCTGCTTGGTGGCAGGGTCGATATCGTCCTTGGAGGGTTCAGGCCGGGTAACTTTCGCCGCTGCCGGTTGCAAGGCCGGGGATTTTGCAGTGTCGTTGTTAGCGACTGCGGCTGGAGGGGTTGGGGGTTGCGCTTGACGCCGTTCGTATTCGTCGACTTTGATCTTCAGCTCGCGATTGCTCGCGGTCAGCTTCTCAAACTCTTTTCTCGTTTCCTCTTTACTGGCCCATTTCTGCGGTTCTGCCGGAGGCAAGGCGGCGCGAGTGCCCTTCGCGGGTGGCAAGTCCGCATCTACTGCCGGGATTTCGGTGGTTCCGGTGGAAGAGGCGGGTGGCAAGTCCGCCGGTTGTGCCGCTGCTTCTTTCGAGCTGGAAGGCTTTTCGCGCGTAGGCAGTTTTCCCGCAACCCGGTCAAGGGCTTCGCGATTCTCGGCTTCTTTGTAAGCCTGAAAATTGCTTTCGGAAAAATCTGGCTGCGCTGCTGCTGGGGATTCTGTGGAAACTGCCGGGGCTTCCGTCGTATCGGCTGGGGGTGTCATGGTTTTTCCTTTGGTGGATTTGTTCTGTTCTAAAGTCGGGTTAGGGCTTCTTCCAGTGGTAGCCTGCGGCAAACGAACAGGCCATGAGCGCCAGGATCAGACATATGCCGACGACCGCATTCCAATTCACTGCGTGGTCTGCACGGGCTCCGGCGGCGGCTGAATCGCCTGCGTGTGACTCGCCAGATCCTTCGATTGCTGATGCCCCATCACAGCCATAGCAAAATCGTGCGCGGCGACATGCCCAAAGCCCAGCGATTGCAATTCTTTCTCGGCGTTGGCTTGCGCGGCTCCTGCGTCTTCCTTCGATTTCGCGGCCAGCATGGCGACCACGATCTTGGTGATGTTGTTCTGGTTGGCCTGCGCGGTCTTCGACTGCTCCTGCGTGGCGGCGATGTGGACTTTGGTCTGCTGTTCCAGAACCCGTCCCGCCCGGTCCATGTGCAGCGCCTGGTTCTCGGTCGAGAGCTGCTGAATCTGGCCCTGTAGCTGGGCGATCATGGCTTGCGCGGCCGGGGGCATTTGCTGATCCTGCGGCGGGTCTAACAAATCGGCGATGTCGTTCCCGACCGGACCTAGATTCGTTTTCATGCGGATGGCCTTGGCCAGGATGAGGGTCATGATCTGCGGCGGGATGGGCAGACTCTGGGCCTTCTCGAGCAGGCTGTCCACGAATTCGGATTGTTCCTCTCTTTGGGACTGGTAGCTGGGGCCGGTGGAAATGGTCACGTCGTAGTCGCCCATGCCGGTGTGCAGGTGATCGTCGGGCAGGCCCTGCACGTCGTAGGCGCCCTGGTCCGAGAGGGGATGGCTGGTGTTGCCGACCAGGTGTAGAGTTGCATGCGTGCCGTCCGGTTCACGGATGGGGGCGTCTCTCTGCGTGTCGTAGTAGTGCGGAATCAGTTCATTGAGCTGGAAGCCGCGGTTCTGCAGGTACTTGTCGAAGTTGTCGGTGAAATGGAAGGCCCCGATGGCTTCCATGGTTTGAATCTTCTCAAGGGCGACGCCGGATTTCTCATTCTGGCGCTGGGCGGCGGTGGGTAAAGCGGCAATGCCCATGGACGACTGCACGGAGCGGCGCGCGGAATCCTTGGCGATCTCGTAGGCTTCGAAGTTGGGCTGAAATTGCGGGCGGCTGGGCGCGGCGATCATGCCGGTGGCGCCGTCGGGCACGGGATCGTATTCGATGTAGGCGCGGGGCTGTTTGGTGATCGTTTCCCAGACTTCGGAGTTGGAATCGAACTGCCCCTTGGCTCCGATGAAGGGCGCTTTCGGCGTCATGCCCGCTTCTTCGGCTTCCTGCGAAGCGTAGTAGGCCATCATCATCTGCGAGTCGCGCGCCAGGCGCACCATCGAAAGCAAGATGCGCTTTGAGCCCGATCCGCGGTTGACGAACATCTGCTTGCCGAAGCAGGCCGGGAAGGGAATTCGTGACCCGGGCCAATCGTGTTGTTCCAGATATTCAACGCCGTTGGTGACGTACTGGACCACGGTGGGCACGTCTTCCATGCGCTCGTCGAGAACTTTGAACTGGCTGCGCGCGCTGGCGAAACGGCCCGTGGAATCGCGTCCGCTGCTGAGTTCTTTCAGCTCGTCTTCGTACATTTCCTGCGGGCCGGTGGGCGTGTCCACCACCAGCAATTTCTTCGGCACCTGGTGCACCTTCCAGTATTCGGCGGTGACAATGTAGTTCTCGCGGATCCAGCCCGGCGCTTCGATCATGGCGTCGGTGGAAAAGCTCTGGGCTTTGATCTTCGGGTATTTGCGCTTGAACTGCTTCTTCGAGAGGTAATCCACGAAGAACAGATCTTCCATGTCGGAGCCGTCGGGCTGACGGAAGTAGGGGTTGTAGATCACCATGTCCGGGTTCTGCACGGGCTTGACCACGAGCTCCTGGTTCATCGACCCGGGGAGAAATCGTGTCGTGATGCGAGAGAATCCGTAACTGCGCTGCAGCGCGTTCTCAAAGGCGCAAATGTCGGAGGTCTGGGCGTTCGAGCGGTACTCGATGCCTTGAATCAAGCTCTGGCGGTGGCCGGCGAGTTTGTCGTTCGCTCCGTTGCCCACGGGGTTGACCTGGACCGAGCGGGGATTCTGGCGGATGTTGTTGATGGCCTGATTCAAGTACTGCGTGATTTCGTCGGGCGAGAGGCAGGGGCGTCCGGCGTCTTCGCGGGCGGCGCGGTCTTCGGGATCCCATGGGTCGCCCGAGGCGTAGCGCATGTCGGTGCGGCCTTCCTCCTGCGTCTCTGAAAGTTCAGAGCTGTAATCCGCGTAGGCTTCCCTCACCTCTTTTAGATCAGGGGTTTTCGGCACTAGCTCAAGACCTCAGAAGGCGTATAGTGGTTCGCCATGCAGGGAAACAGAACAGCAAAGCCAATCCTCGACAGGTTTTGGGCGTTGTGTTCCCCTGAACCTATGTCGGGCTGCTGGCTTTGGACAGGCCGCATCATGTCGGGCGGGTATGGGTACATCATGCTAGGAAGCGATCATTACGGGAGTAGGCGTATACCGGTGAGAGCGCACCAGCTTGCGTATGCAATGTTTAAGGGTCCCGTTCCTGCTGATCTTGATTTGGATCATCTCTGCCGTATGCGTGATTGTGTGAATCCGGATCACTTAGAAGCGGTCACTCGGCGCGAAAACGTCCTGCGTGGGCAGACCGTGCCAGCACGTAACGTTGCGAAAACACATTGCATCCATGGACATGAATTTAATCTGCGAAATACTTATCGTTGGCGCGGATCCCGGTTCTGTCGAAAATGCCGAGCTGTGGCAGCGGCGAAAATCAGAAACAAACTCATCTAGGCCAGCACCATTTCAACTCTGGCGGCGGGGCATTCCGGGCAGACGGCGATTTCCTTGCCGTCTTCATTCTTCTCGAACCACCAGCCCGACTTCCGCGCATAGGAATAGGCCGCCAGCTTGTCGAGCGCCGGGAACATGGCTTGCACGGTGCATTTCGCGCAGGTCAGCATAAGATTCTTGTCGCACTTCTCTTCCTGCGCCGCGCGTTTGATGGCCCGCATGGCTAAAACTTCGAGCTGCGTCTTGCCGCCGTGGTAGTCGGCGTAGTCGGTGACGGTCTGATTCTTCTCATCCCAGACGGGGAGTTTCGCTTGTTCGGCCAGCATGGCCCCTTCGGCCAGGTACTCATCTAACGATCTTGGAACGAAGGTCAATCTGGAACGCAATGCCTCATAGGCGATGGTCCGCTTGTCCGGGGTGACGCACAGCATGAGGCTGCGGAAGTGGGCGTGGTCGCGGACGCAGACACCCATCTGCTCGATCAGGGCTTTGTCTTTCAGGCTGGAGAAGCCGAGCTCCCGGAGCTTGCGGGAGATGGGTTCCTTTTTGAAGTCGTGGTTCATAATCCTGCGCGGGTGCGTAGGGCGTTCGAGTTCGGGCGTTTCATCGCCTTCGAGCCTTTCTTCTGGTGACCGAGTTTCGGGTTGAGGTGCAACTCCGCCTGCATCAGCTTTTTCTGCGCTGGCGTCAGCGGGGAGCCCGAGGAGAACAGGTAGCGCACTTCTTTCCGGGTGTAGGGCATTAGCGGTACTCCAATCCCTCGCCGGGCAGGCAGTAGCCTTCGGCGTATTCGTCCCACATTTCCGCAGCGTCCTCAGACTTTGGGGCAGCGTCGTAATTGATAACGCGCTGCGCCGCCATCTGGGCGCGGGTTTCCCGGCGCAATCTAGGTTTCAGACATGCCTCGAGGCTGGGCTGAAGTGGTGTGGTAGGGAATCTTCATGACTTTCGCGATGTGCTCGAGCACGTGCCCGCGCGGCAATCCCACCGAGGCTTTCATGGCGGGGAAGACGTGGGTTTCGGAGGGGTGGTCGTAGTGCTCGAAGTTGTGCTCCACCATGTGCCCGGCGTTCTCCGCCTGCTCCACTTTGATATGGGAGATGGTTTTCGGCTTCTTGGCTGGGGCCATTGGCATTGCGCCTTCGTTTTTCATGGGTTGATCTTTCGGAAAAGCTGGGCAGTTTCTCCTCATGCCCAGGAGGTATCACGGGGGGAACGTCTTACGCCGGGTTCGCAGCCTTGCTGTTGGCGGTGGAATTCACTGCGCCGTAGCTGTAGGAATTTGCCAATCCAAGCGTGTCGCCGAATGCAGTCACGCCCACAAGTAAGCAGTTGTGGTAAGCCAGAAGTCCGCCGGGCGATACATTGGTGAGGCTGGCTAGCACCGTCATCACCGTGGCCGTCGATTTAATCGCGTTCACGAAGATGCAGTTGCGAAAAATCTGCCAGCGATCCATGCAGGCCGCCCCGGTCCCAAGAATACCCAGAGTGTTGCCGTCTCCAGACATGAATGGGAAAGTGCAGTTCTCGAAGGTGTTGCGCGCCGTGCCTGAAGCGAATTCGACCGAAGAGTTGGCATTGGTGCGTGTGATCGTGTCCAGGCCGATGTTGCAGTGGTAGAACGTGTTTTCTCCGCCCACGACTTTCAGGTTGCGTGAACCCGCGTCGCCTGCCGAAACCGCATCGCCCATGCCTTCAATGTCGCAATTCGAGAAGACGTTGCGCTGCCCAGTCACGGTCATACAGATGGCCGCGGCGATGCCGGCGGTGAAGCCGTGGAACCAGGAGACGTTCGAGAACAGGCAGCCATTGCCGGAGACGGTGAAGAAGTTGGCGAACGCCGCCTGCGCCGCGCCGGTGAAGGGAGCAATGCGTGCACGCTGGGAAACTGCGGAGGGTGCGCAGACGCCCACCAGATGCGCCGCATCCTTGGCCCAGGTGAATCCAGCCGAGATTCTCGCGGATCCGGAGGCCGCGCCATTGCCGATCAGGACCAGAACGTCGTTCTTACCGGAGGCGAGTTTGGCGTAACCCACGCCGAGAGTCTTGACCGCGGCGGCGATGGTGAGGCCTGTATTTCCGTCGATGCCGTTGACCGGATCGAGGTAATAGATCGTGCCGGTCATGCCGATGCCTGCCGCGGCGATGGCGGAGGCGATTTGCTGGGCGGCGCCCGGGGTGAAAGCGCCGAAGGATTGGATGCCTAGAGGATTCGAGGACATGATGAGTTACTCTTTCGTCGTGCCCGCGCTCTGAGGCTCCGCCGGTGATCCGGACGGAACTGATTCATTAAGCGCGTGTGCTTCTGAGAAAAGCTGATTCAATGCCGGGCGGACGTACATCTCACAGAAAGTTTCGAATGACAGTTCCCGCCAATCGCGCTCCACCTGGTCCAAATCCGCGAGGGCGTTATCCGTGACCGCTGATCGGATCGTTGAAATTCTGAAGTTTCCAGCCATCAGTACCTCGCCATCCGCTGGGCGAAGATGTTGTTCACGGGCTGCGGCGGCATCGCCTGCGGTCCCATGGGCATCTGCTGGTTCACCGGCATCAGGTTCGACTGCATTCCGCGCCCTCCCCAGACCACCGATTGCGGCTGCTGCATGGGCCCCTGAGGCATCCCCGGAGGCGGTGGGGCCATGCCAGGGCCCTGGGGCATCTGGACGCTTCCTACGGGCATCAGGTGCGATTGCGGGGGTACTGGCTGACCGGGCGGCATCTGGGGAGGCATTTGTGGCGCGGGCGGCTGGAAGTTCTGCGCCTGCTGCGGCGGCTGGGGCAACAAGCGGTTGGCGAAAGAGTTCATGGGCATCATAACTTTGTCCTTGGCGGCTGCGAGAGTCGAGCTGGCTTTCCCCCAGAGGTTTCCGATTTCCCCGGGGAGCTTGCCCGCTTCGAAGAGGGCGTCGCCGATGTAGCCGGGCGGGAAAACTTGGCGTTCGAGAGATGGATCGGCCACACCTTCAGCTCCACGCGCTCAGCCGGACGGGCTTCTGATTGGCCGGCTTCTTGCGCGGGATGGCTACCGGCGCGCCCCATGTGAGGTTGAAAGCGTCGGCGTCGTCAGGCGATTTCTCGCCGCGCGCTTGAATATCCGCTTTCGATTCGATCACCAGTTTCCCGGAAGTGTTGATGTGATAGCCGGGCAGGCACATCTGTTCGCCCAGTTCGTCGCGTTCGGGCAAGCCTTTCAAACCGCCGAGCAGCAGCCACTCTTTTCCCTTCATCCACATGTAGGCGCGAAGATTGAGGCAGTGCTGATCCGGCGAGGCTCCGCCGAAGTTGACTTCGTGGATGTTGTCGAAGCCGAGCGCGCGCACACGAGAGACGATCACTGCGCCGAAGGCTGAGTCCACGAACATGGCCGCGATCTGCCGGCCGGGGCGTCTGTCTTTCAAAAGTTCGGCGACGATGCCAACACGCTGGGATCGGTCGGGATCGTGTTCCCCAGGAATGCGGATGGGCTTCATGTCGGGCGGGTTGCCGTCGAGGCCGCGGCGGAAGCGAATTACATTCCACGCCCGGCCACCGCCGGACACATCGAAGCCGGCAATCAGCGGTTCGTCCGGAAGTGGAACAACTCGGCGCTCGAGGGCGGCTGCGACCCGGCCCTTGTCGATGTATTGCAGCTCGGAAGCGGATGGCGGGTAGCCGAGCACGCGCACTTTATAGTGGTCCGAGTCCGGCCCGTAATCTTTCTCCCACTGTTTGATGAGTTCTTTGTTGGTGAAGCGGGAAGTCCGGGAATCGACGCGGCGGTGGTTCCAGCGCACGGCCAGGTCGCCGTAGCAGATGCGATAGAACTCGCCCGTATTGCGCACCATCTGGCCCCAGGCGAACATCATCGGTTCGCCGTCGGTCAATCCGCCATAGGCGGTCTCGAAAATCTTGTCCGGGACTTCGGACGCTTCATCCATCAGATACCAACTTGTCGAACGCTTGGCGTGTTGCCCGGCGAAGCTTTGCGCGTTCTGTTCTTTACAGGTCTGGGGCAAAACTTTCCAGTCGTCGGGATATTGCTTGTGAAAAATTCCGCTGGCTTGGATGTCAAACCAGTGGCCAGTAATACAGAGCTTCGTCCAATATTGAATCGCGGCCCAAGTGCGGCCCTCCAGCTGCGTATAGGTGCCAGCGGTGACCGTGCCGATGCTGTGCGGCCGCGTCGAGAGAATCCAATCGGTCGCCCACGCTCCCATCGCGCTTTTGCCTGTACCGTGGCCACTGGATTCGTTCATCAGGATGGGCATCACCGGCGTCTGCCCATCGAATTTCCGCTTCTTCACTTCCTTCCCGAGCGAGATCAGGAATTCCCGCTGGTTATCGTCGGGCCCTGTTTCATTTTCGAGTGGGCCGCCGGCTTGGCCCCACGGATACGCGAAAAGAACGAAGCCCAGCGGATCGTCGTAGTATTTCGCGACTTGCTGGGCGAGGAGCACGTTGGCCGGCACATTGACAGGAACGACTGCGGCGATTTCCATCAGCGCTGTGCTCATCGCGCCGCCGCCGCCCGTTTGCGGCCTTCATGTAGAGCCTTCAGAATTTCTTCTTCTCCGGTGATCTGCAATTTGTCGGTGAAGAGTTTGAAGTGCCGGCCCAATCGCTCGAGGTTGAGCCCGCGGTCGGCGAGACGGATTTTCGTGATGGTCCCGATTTCTTCCGCCTGGCCTTTGCCGAAGTGTTTGAACAGTTTCTCCACATCCATCCCCGACAGTGCATGTACTGTCGCGTCGTCGAGGTCGATGATGTTCTTCATGCTGCCATCGGAGTTGAACATCTTGCGGGGATCGAAGAAGGCCAGCTCAGCCAGGCCCTGCAGCACGCGCTCGGCCGTCAATTCGAGCTTGCTCAGGAGCTGTTTGCGCAGTTTAGCTAGTTCTTCGGCAATCTTAGGTTTCCTTAGCATCTTGGACCCTGTTACGCTTGCTGTCTTTGCGCTGTAACCTGCTGCAATCGCTGCCTTTGTTCCATTCCCGCCAGCCAAAAACTCGCGGATGAAAACCTGCTCTTTGGGGGTAAGGTTGGCGGGTTGTTTGGGCATTCAGAGGGTGGAACAGGGCGTGTTCTAAAAATGGAAGCTAAGAAAGAGAAGGGTCGGGCTCGTAAACGGAAAGCCTGGGCTCGAAAGCCGCTAAGCGCGTAAAAAGCGCTCGAAAACGGAGGCGCAAAGAGCCTCTAACTCGTTGATAATCCATTTCAGGTGATATGAAACAGGGTCTTCTACGCATATACAGCCCCAGATCCGGTGCAGCGCTTACGGCGCCAGATGGTGGTGCGGCTGGGGCCCTTCTTGGCGTCGATCTTGCGCCCGGGCAGGATCCCTTTCGACTTCGCATTCTGCATGCCGGCGCGCACGCGTTCGGCGATCACATCGCGCTCGAATTCCGCGAAAACGCCCAGCATGCCAAAGAAGGCTTTCCCCATCGGCGTCGTCAGGTCAAAACCTTCTTTCAGGCTGATGAACCCGACCTTCGCGTCTCTGAGGACGGCCACCGCGTTCTGCAGGTGCTGCAGGGAGCGGCCGAAGCGGTCCAGGCGCCACACGACGATCACTTCGAAGTCCTGCAGGCCCTTGGTGGCGTCGCGCATGAGCCGATCAAGCTGCGGGCGTGACGCTTTAGCCCCGGAAAATCCCTGATCGACGTATTCGAGGGTGATTTGGTGCTTGTGGGTTTCGCACCAGGCGCGCAGTTCGCGGAGCTGCACTTCGGGATCCTGCTTGACTGTCTTGCCGACTTTCGACACGCGGGCGTAGAGGGCGACTTTCATAATTGGGAAGCGGCCACCACGCCAGTAGCAGCCGCCCCAGCTCTGGCGGAATCTCCGCGCCCTCCTTTCCTCACCGAATTCACGTGTTGAGTTGCCATACGGGCATGCAGCCTGACGGTCTTTGGCTCCAGGCATCGCGAAACCCGCCCGCAATTCGCTCGGAGATGGTTTTACCATCGCAATCCTGGTGGATCTGGGGAACTTCGCGGTAGGGGAACATGTGCAGCGCCCGCCGGCCACCGGGGATCTGGACAAATTCCCCACGTCCGGACGCAACTGCGGCCTCAGCGCTCGAGTTCGAGGCTTTGTAGGAGTATCTGGAAACCTGAGGGTCAAGCTCAGAATTGAAGACGGGGGTGCTCAAGGGGAATGAGGCGGCTTACGCGCGCGCCTTGCGCTGATGCGGTGGCAGGCGGGGGAAAAGCCAACAAAATGGAGTGTACGGGCAGTTCCAAAAAGCTGGCTAGTGACTAAAGTAACACGGGCGGGCTGAGCCAGGGCTCACTTCGGCTCCTCGGGCGGCAGGTTGAGGAACATTTCGGCTTCCTCGAGCAGCTTGTCCCAGATCTGGGCGGAGTGAAGTTTGGTGTATTTGGGGTGGTTCCCCAGGGCCATGACGGCGGCCACGGCGATCCGTTCGGCGTCGGATTTGGGCTTCTTGCGGGCCAGCTCCCAGAAGGGGTGGGGGTCGGGGACGGTCATTTCGCTGTACATCTGTCAGCAAAGAGGCAATCTGCGGTCGCTACTGCGGTATCCGGATGCTCCTTCATGAAGTCGATGTATTCGCAGCTCTGACGCTTGATACTCAGGCGCTTCCAGTCTTCTGGGGTGGCCAGCTGGATGCAGCTTTCGCCGGATGTCGGATCAAAGCGGAACGCCCTGCTACCCTCATTCCGGAGCTCATAGTGATGCTCCACCGGTTTTGCTTCCAATTCCGCGATTCGGGCGTTGAGCTGCTTCACCTGTTCGTCGCGAGGATCCGAGGCACTCGCCTTTGCCGTGGCATCGGGTTTCGAAGTGGCGAGTGTCACGCCCCATGATCCGACTAGGACCAACGAAGCTGCAACGCACCAGAAAATGGCGTAATATGCGACGGTTTTGACACCCTTTTCCAGCTTGTCTTCTTCCATGATTTGAACGCTCCCTGTGGGCCTCAATCTAGCAAGCAAGGTGGGCTTCCGCTAGGGCACGAAAGGGGTGTTACTTCTGAGGCGCGGGTTTGCCTTTGGCTTTCTTGGTGCGGGCGATCCCGGCGGCCTTGGCGGCCTTGAGGGCAATTTCCCTGCGTCTTTTGGGGCTGAGAGCTTCAGCGCGGGCCAATCCACCGAGGCGTGCCATGTCGCGGACTTCCATACCGGCACACTAGCACCTTACAAGCAAGGAATGCAAGGGAATTCGGCCTGGCGTAAGAAATGCCGCTAAATTAGCCCTTGACAACTTACCAGCAAGGTGAGAATCTATCTCTGCGGCCCCGGATGGTGATTGCGTCACCCTCCGGAGCCTAACCAGATCAGCCCCGCGGAGGGGGCCAAAATGGCTACCAAGCAATCTAGCACCGCTCCATCCCTCGAATTTCCACAGCCCCCCTTCTCCGGGCAGTTAATCAATAGCCTGCTGGGACTCGTCACCACAATCTCAGCCCGCGCCGAAGTCATTGCCCAGCACGTCCCGACCAAGCCCGCTCTCGAGGATTGCCAGTTTCAAGAGGAAGGTTGGCCCTGCTATCACCCCGCCGTAGTTTTCGACCTCGCTTCGGAACAAGAGTTCTGCCGACGCCACTTTTCGCGAGTTGCCCTGGCCGCCGCGCTGACGGAACTCGACCGTGGCTAACCTCACCGAGTGGGAATCTCCCACGCCTGCGCCAGATCCCGCCGCCGAATTCCAGCGCTTACTCAACCAGAAGGAACTGGCCGCCGCGCGCCTGGTCGCCGTCGTCGATACCTGCGTCCTGTTCTGGGAAGCGCTCGACGAAGCCGAAGTCTTGATTCGCTTGCAACGCGCCCGCGCCGATTTTTACGCCGTCGAAGTTCAGATCGCCAAATTTCGCAAACAAAACTCACTAGGAGAAAACACCAACCATGGCAACCGCACATCAGCAGCCTAACCTCATTCCGCACTTGCTTATCCCGAAAGTGAAGGTGATCCCGCTCAAGGTCGCCTTCTTCGGCGAGCAGGGAACGGGCAAAACGACATCCGCCGCACTTCTGGCCGCCGCTCTCTCGAAGGAATTCCACAACGGCGCGCCGGTCTGGGCCACGGACCCGGAGCTGGGCTGGCAGTTCCCGAAGCGCCGCATCTTCCAACCTGAAGGCATTGAGCTGGTTCAGCGCACCGTCCCGACGTTCAAGGCCATGATGCAGGACTTGCGCGACGCCGAGAGGGCCGGAGCGTGCGTCTACGCCGTCGAATTGCAAAAAATCTGGATTGAACTGCTGGCCACCGTCCGCAAAGAGTGCGGGAACAACTGGGGCAACCAGCTCAACAAGCTCTGGGGCGAGTGGGTTTCGGCCTTCCTCAACTCCAAAATGCACTGCTTCGCCCTCGGCCGCGTGGGCGACGTCACCGACGAAGTTCTGGACGAAAAGGGCGAAATTCTCCGCATCAAGACGGGGGAAAAGATGAAAGCCGGTGGATCCTCGAGCTTCGGTTACGAGCCTCACCTGGTCATCCGCATGAAGACAGAGACGAAGCCGGCACGGCGCAAAGGGCTGGTCATCGACGGCGAAGGGCGGATGCTGCACTGCGGGCACGTGCTCAAGGATCGGACGTGGGAGTTGAACGGAAAGATCCTGCGCTGGTCCGACAAAGCCGGTTATAAGCCCGGAGGCTACCGCCAGGTCTGGGAGTCGATCCGGCCGCACTTCAATGAAGTTCAGGCCACGATGGGCCAGGTCCAGCTCGACACGGCCGCGAACTCCTCTTCGCTGATCGACGACGACGGCAATTCAGAGTTCTACCAGATGCGCCAGCGCAAGGAAGTCATGTCCGGTGAAATCAAGGGCTGCTTGGATCTCTACTTCGCCGGCCAGGGCAAGGAAGAGAAGCAGGTCCGTCTCGCGGTCAACGATCTCATCTTTGGCGTGAAGTCGAAAGAAGCCGCGGACGCTCTGCCTCTCGAGAAGCTCGAGCGCGGGCTGCGCATCCTGCATGCCTACGAACGGCTGGCCGTGAAAAACCTCGAATCGAAGGAACACGTGCTAGTCCAGATTCACGACTGCATCGTGGAGTACGACATGGGCATATCGGAGACATGGGACATTCCATTTTAGTTTCGACTCGGGCGCGGAGGACGGTGCCGACTTGGGAAGGTTAGTAACTGCAGGCACAGGGGCCGCGCCCGTAATTCTTCGAAAGCAGTTGACTCACGTTCCATCTCCGGGCTAAAGTTTCTGCCCCCGGAACTGGCAGGCCCCTCCCCCAATGCCGCTCTATCCGGGTTTTCACCCGCAGCTCGTAGCCGTAATGGATTACCTTCTCTGGGCCCGTGATTCAGAGGAAGACAAATGGTTCGCCGACGACTATCAGATCGCGTTCCGAACTTGCCTGAATTTGGGGAAGGAGCGTCCGTACCCGTTCGCGACCGCCTGCCGGGAGACGCTGGGGCTGCATCCCGACAAAGTTTGGCCCTCGATCGTCGAACGGCGGCGGTGGCTCATGGGGAAGGCGTTCCGGGAAGGCGTGGACGACGTGACCTGGAATCCGCATCCGGAATTGTTGGCCGCGTGGGAGTTGGGGCAGGTGCGGAAGAAGCCGTGCCGCAGTGTGAGATTCGTGGAGAGGAAAATCGCTTAGGAGGCGACCAAATGGTCCAGCGCCAAGGATTTCGATGTGCAGCCTGCAATCGGAGGCTCAGCCTATTCCAAGCCACCTTCGACCACTGGCCAGTCAAAAGGGGAATGGGAGCCGCTTTTCGGGAGGACCGAGTGAGCGATTCGGATGGAAACTTCCTCAATCGTGCTGTGCATTGGGCGTGCCAGTGAGCAAGCGTTCCAACTCTGTCACTTCGCTGCTTTGCCGCGCCGACCGGAGTTCCATCCATCGCAGCATCCGCCCGGAAATCTTCTTCGCATAGGCGTGCCCCTCAATGGCTTCCTCCCAGGTCCGGTACCGCCGCTGAAAGCTGAATGAGGGATGAAATTTGCGCGAGAAATACGGGCAGGATTCTTCCCGGCTATCGTCGAAGATCATGGTTTCAAAAATCAGCGGAGACCGACTCTCGCCGCCAGGGAAGAAGCGGCCGTAGTCGTGATCTAGCCCTAAGAATACCGTCGATACGCGGTAAGGCCCGATCATGTCCAGGGCCACGTGGCGCTCCGCGGTCTCGAACCACTCCGCCCATGCGTAGAGATCGGGCTCCGGCACTACCCGGTGATCTTCGGTCAGGATGAATTTGTCATTCACGCCCATGGTTTTTCGCCCCATTTACGGCCAAAAGCCTACAATGTCTGCATGCCAACCCGCCGGAGACTCTCTATCTCGCAGATCGAGCTGATCCTGGCCAGCCTGTTCACCATCTGCACCCAGTGCGGGAGGGCCATCTCCCCCGTGGAGCTGCGTTTCGCCGAGGGCAAGATCCGGCGCCCGCAGTGTTGGACGCTGTTTGAGCCGAAGAAAGCCGTCCCATCTGTTTCAGCGTGATGCCCTTTCCCGGATCTTGTAAGGCGTGTACTTCGGATTCCCCGCGTTCACCCGGTTGACGAATTCCAGAAAGTCTCTGCATTCGCCGCCGCGTGAGAGAAGCGCCCCAGTCGCGAGTCCGAGGGCGGGGAGAAAGCGGTTCTCGTAGTCCTGGCGGGTCATGCGGAGGACTACTTCGTCCCGGGCTTTGTCTTCGGAGTAGCTCAAGATTTTTCCATCTCCGCTTTCAGTTCATCGAAGCGCTTTTTCTCGCAGAGTAGCAAGCCACCGCAGAACTCCTCGTTTAGAATTCCCGCAAGTATATTCCCTCCCACGCCAATTGTGACCTGGGTCCGTGCCTTCACAGTTTTTACGCTGAGAATGTTCGCCAGCGGGGCGAGCTTCAGCGCCTTGTCATCCAACTCCGCCATGCGGGCAAAAACTTCGAAGGCTCCAACTTCGCTCATGGCTTCAGCCTGGTACGGCTTGTAGTTCGGGTTGCCCTCGTTGAGACGGTTCGTGAGTTCAAACATTCGACTGGCCGGAGTCCACGCATCTTTAATCGCGCCGCCCGTCGCGTAGCCGAGCACAATCATCAGCATCTGGTAGTCTTCCCGGCTCATGGTGAGGACCACGTTTCCATCTTGTTCGGAGTAGCTCATGGGTGCCCCCCGAGACCGCACTCGCAACGCTGAAAGTTTCGTCCACTTCCGTAGCGGCAAGGCTTACCCTTTTCACAGCCGGGGCAGTTCTTGCGGTCGATGCCAATGCACACAATTCCTTCACACATCCATGAGCCGCTTTGGTGTTCGCATCGGCTATCGTTAAAGCCTCCGGGTCCGTATTCGCACCAGTGTTGGTGAGGTATCGGAGCCAACTGCAACCACCAATGAATCAGGCCGACAACTTTTCTCTTGATGGTGAGGACCACTTGGCCGTCCGCTTCGGAGTAGCTCATGGCTTTTCCCTCCATTCGAAAGCTTCGAACCTAGAACAAAGCTCCCACAGATGCTCGACGTTGAAGTGCGGGCCGAAGACGGCTTTCAGTCGATAGGTAAAGTGTTCCCGCGTGCGATGTTCCATGCTTGTGAGGACGCACTTGAACACGGTCTGCACGATTTCACTCTTCGTCATCTCCGGCGAGAGAAACCAGCGGCGCGTTCGTTGCGTCTCCATCTTGCCTGTGAGCGTGTCAGCTTCTTCGTAAGTGCCTTGCAAATAGAGCGCCCCACGTCCGTCGATTTTCACGGCGAACTGGTATCCGGGAGAGTTGCAAGCCAGTACAACCACCGCCATCTCAGCCGCGCTCACGGCTCCCTCCCTTTCTCGAGCTCCTCCCGCCAAAGCTCTTCCCGCGCTTCGGTAGCCGACTCTTCCACTCCTATCCACCAGTTGTCTCCGTCCTTCCAGCCGAGCTCGAAGCCTTTCCGGTGGCCTGCTTTCCAGCCGTCGTTGCGGCCTTTCGTGAAGGCGAGGTTGCAGACGGAGAAGACCACGAGGAGGGCGACGATGATCCAGAAGGAGATCACTGCTTTGTTCCTTCCGTGGGCTTGCCGAGAACCACTGGCCCTAAGTCGTGGTCGCCGAGGTCGGGCCTGTATTCAAAGCCGCGCTCGAGCAGGACAAGGGCTTTTTCCTTCCAATCCGGATCGGACTCCGACATGCGAGTGATCTCCTCGAGTTCAAGCGCAGTCGCGTAGGCTACTCCAATCGTGTGCGGGCGGCGTGAGAAAGTTTCCGGCGGCAGATCACTCCATAACACTTGGGCAGGATCGTAGCTTTTCAAGCGTTCGATGTTTTCGTCCGCGAGCACCATCACAATATCCACTCGGCCATTGTTGCGGACTCTGGTTATGAGTATCACTCGGCCACCTCCCGCCAGTTCAGGCAATCGTTGCATTTCGTGTGGGGCGTCGTACCCGTGCCGGGGAATCTGTCGCAAAAGCCGAGAGGGGCTGGGACTGGACGCCCCGCCTGTAATGCGTTCATCGCGGCCACGATTCTGTCGGCAGTTTCCTTGTCTGGGATTACGCCTTTAAACACTTCTCCCTCGAAAACCATGTGCTCACCGAAGTAGTTGCGCTGCACACACTTCCACGTCTCAGGCTTTGGTACGGCTATTTCGGCGCGGGCTTGCCAACCCTCCCATGCTTCGTCAGTCTCGCGGTGAGCGTACCGATCTCGCTGATCGTCGTCCCGGAGCAATTTCGCCATGCCATATTTTTCCATCGCCCACTTCTCAAATTGTCGGCGTTCATCCTGAGTGCTCACGGCTTCTCCTTCCACTTCACCACCCAGCCATCTCCGCCAACTTCGACGGTGCAGGGAACCAGCTTCCCGTTGGGCTTGTTGCAGAGCAGTTGGCCGGGGTGCTCCGAATCTAGAACGACTTCGAGGAAGATCTGCTGTTGCCGTATGGGCGGGATGCGGTAGCGCTCCGGGATGAGCAGGAAGAGTCCTACGAGCACGAGGAAGAACGCGATAGTGGCTAGAACGATTTTCATGCGGCGGGCGGGAACAAATCTCCCTGACTCCTGACGGACTTTTTAGGCGCGGCGGCGTGGGCGTCGTCCAGTTTGGCAAGGCAGGTGAGGCAGGAGCCTTTCCTACATCCGGCGGCGGAGTGCGGAGTGTCCTTCCGGCACTTGGCGCACCAGGCGGAGAACCAGACGGTGTTCCGGGGGTAGTGTTCGGCCATCAGGATGCCTCCGCCGCCGAGCCGTAGACATACTCAAGTTCCATTTCATCGAGGAGCGCTCTCTGACGGCGCAGCAGGAGTGCCCGCGCATCGAAATGGAACTGAGCTTCTTCGCGCGGCATGCTGTCGGAATAAACTGAATGCAAATACTCCTGCGCCCGGTTCAGCACGTCGAGGGCCGCCAAGCCTTCCTGATAGGTCCATATGCGATAACACCTACCCATCACGCCACCACTTTCACGCTGGGGAATTGCTTGAGCTTCTTTCCGTTCCCCGATTTCCAGTTAATCAACTGCGGCTCGACTTCCATAGAAAGGCCGATCTCGAATTGCATCGCGGTCTCGTCGGTGAAGGCGATTTCAATCCCGCGGAACTCGTCCGTGTTTGTAACTGTCAGCTGAGCCACCGTCTTGCCTTCTGCTTCGGGGTACTCGATGATGCGGCGTATTGGCATTTTCTTCTCCTCAAAACTTCGGGGCGGCTCACCTCTGCCGGTACAGTACTTTCCGGGTCCCTACGGATGGCAGAGGTGGTCCGCCCCAACTCGTTCTTCAAAAAATTCGCCCTGCTTGTGCCCGGCATAGTTCATCCAAATGACTTCGGTTCGTTGGCGCGCGCCGTCTGCGAAATGGGCTATTTCGATTCGCTGCCACCCTCGATACAGCTCCGAGTCGTAGAGCTCACAGGGATAGCCGGACAGTAGCACTTTCCCTTGCACATGGTGTAAGCATTCCGCGAGTCTTCGATGATCGTCGTCCGACATTTCGCACTCGTAAGCCGCGTTGCCGCGCTGCATATTGCGCGTGGAGTGCGGGTAGGGCGGATCGACATAGAAGAACGTTTCGGGCGTATCGTGCTGCAAGATAAGTTCGAGCGCATCCTTGTTCTCGATCACGACGCCGGACAATCGCGCTGTGAATTCCCGGACATACTTGGGATAGCCCGCCCAGTCTTGTGCCGGCGTGGTTCCCGCGCGATTGGAATTAGATCTGAAGCCTGTCGTGTATTTCGCGTTGGTTGCCGCTGATCCGAAGCCCGCGAATGAGCGGAAAAGCGTGAGGCGAACAGCTTCTAATTCTGGAAGAATCGCAATAGCTTCTGAACCCGCGCCGTCAAACTCGGAGCGCGCGAATGGCGTGAGTCTCAGCAATTCCGCCAGGGCGGCGGCTTTAATTGGATCCCGCAGCACGCGGAACACCCGGACAACTTCATCCCAGCGGTCGTTGTAAACTTCGGCATAGCTTCGCGGTTTACGCATCAGCACACTCGCTCCCCCGGCGAACGGCTCTACATAAATGCGGTGCATTGGGAAATGGTCAATCAGCCAAGGGGCCAACTTCCACTTCCCTCCGTGATATCGCAGTACGGGCCTCATCCCTCACCCCCAAACTTCGGAGAGCACTTCGATAGTTCCTTCATTCTCCGCATTCCACTGAGCGGCTTCGCGGGCTTCAGGGCAGCACACGGCCCACGCTGGCAATTCTTCTACCGGTTTCTGACGGGCGCGAATTGTAGCTGTCTGCATACGGTCCTCCTGCAATTTCGGGGCGGCTCACCTCTGCCGGTACAGTTACTTTTCGGGTCCCACGGATGGCAGAAGTGTTCCGCCCCAACTCAAACTTCCTTCGCGTTCCACGGCTTGAACCGAAGCAGTGCCATCACCTCCGGCCATCTGCCTTGAAAGCAAATTACACGGTCGTCGATCCCCACGAGTGCTGGCGGTTTTTCGAGCGGGAAAACCAGCCTATCGACCGTCGGCAGATCGACAGCATCAGCGTGCGCCATAAACCACGCCTGCATAGCGCTTAGTCCGCCCTTTTGATGGCTGCGGCTCGAAAAGATGTTGACTTCGAAGACTTCGACGGCTTCGCGGAGAAACTGCCACATCCCCGGTACCGGCAAATCCGGAATCACATGCGCACCCTTCCAGCCGCTCGTGTAGGAATGGCACACGCCATCGAAATCTAGGCACAGTATCGGCTTGCGTCCGGTTAAATCCGTCACCCCTCACCTCCCGCATGGGTCCGCGTGAAGGGCGCGATCCGCTCCTCCCCGCAGTGTGTGCACTCCCCGATGAAGCCGTACTTGCACCAGCGATCCGCTATGAACTTCTCTTCCTTCCCGGAGATCTGGCAGATCCGGGACCACTCGACGATCACAAGTAAGTGCCCGATGGGGAAGTTCGGCGGTTCCGGAAGTAGATCGTCGTCCAGTTTCTGCCAGACGAAGGGGGCTACGAATTGGCGGCAGGGAATTGAGCTCATGCGGCCTTCTCCAGTTGCATCGTGTTTCCGCAGCAGTAAGGCCAGCCGTGCGCCAGATAGGCCGCGAACTCGTCCGTCGTGATCCCGCGCCAGACTTTACAGGTCGAGCATTTCAGCAGGAACGGCTGATCGGCGGTCATGTCTTCGGCGATGCGCTGGTGGATGTGCGGCAGGTCGGCTAGCAGTTTTATAGGCTCTCTCCGCTTTTCGCGGTCGCGTTTAATTTTGTAAGCTTCGCGCGCCTCCGCACGGGCTTTTTGAAGACTGGCTTCTATCCGCTGCTCTCTGCTTTCTGGAGATCGGCGTTCCGAAAACTGCGCGCGTAATAAGTCTAAGTTGAATCGGTAGGTGACAGCGCGGTGCTCGCTGTTCGGTCCGCTGACAACTTCGAAAATTCCTAACTCAACAAACTTCCTCAGGTAGCGCTTCATAGTCGGCTTGGATACCTGGGCCCAACTCGCCATCGCCGCAGTTGAATACCAAAACTCTAGAGGCTGTCCAGCTTCCGAAATTATTCCGTCCGCCAGCCAGTAGAGGGTGTGGCGTAAATAAAACAAGAGACGCATCTCCATGACTTCATCTTGAAACTGCACGATCAGATCGTTCATGGACTTTCCTCCTCATCCGGAATTTCGTGACGCGCCCCACGTAGGTGCTCAATGGCCAACTCGAAGTTCATGTTGAGGCGCCGGCAGATAATTTCCACAGCTTCGCGGCGCGATCTTGGGACTTTGAGCGGCACGCGATCCATCTGGTAGTTCGCCAACTCATCTTCGTGTAAACCGTGATGGCGAATTTCCTGTGAAAGCTGTTCTATAGCCGAGACAACTAAATGCGCATCGACATGCTTACAACTGCCATTTAAGGCTTGGCTGACCCAGTGTCGCCAAAAATCCTGGAGGTGATGTCTGAAATGGCTCGGACTGTTTTTAGCTTTTAGTTCCGTGTCTTCATGTGAGTACCGGAGATCGGCGCCCAGTTTCGCCAGCGCTTGTTCTGGGGGTGGATGTTCTTGCATCAGTAGAAGCATTTGCTGATAAAGCTGGCCCAGATTGCGTGTTTCACCACTGCGAAGTGGGCGCGGCTCCATTTGCCTCACGGTACGATGTATTTCCCGCGCCGGAGCCGCCGGGGAAGGCTGAGAGGGGGCGGCTCCTGGCTGCGTGGTCGGCGACTCGGGGGAAGGTCGTGAAGGATTTTCGGTGCGCTGCGGCCCCATGCGGGCGGAAATCTCAGAGGGGCGCGGGGTGCACCGGCAGCGGCGTTCGACCCAGCCTTTCGTCGGCCAGTGGCGTGGGCTTAACTCACATCCACACTCGGCGCCTGTATGTTTGTGCCGGCAGCGCGGGCAGATCCCGCCGGGCCATTGTTGCTCGTAAAACTGGGGGGTGTTGACGCCCCATGTTTTCGAGCGGCGGTCGCTGTTGGGGCCGCCGGTATTGTGAATCAGGTTGAACTCTAGGTATTTTCGATGGTGGCGCTTGAGCGTGCGGTAGCTCATGCCAATTTCGCGAGCGACTTTCCGCAGCCCCTTCCAGAACGCGGGGTTGGGGCCGATGGGGGAACCGCAGGCTTCGTAGTAGCCTTTAAACGAAGTTCGTATGTTGAGCGGGATGCCTAGGCGGTCGATGAGGGCGAGGAATTTCTGAGGGGTGCGAATTTCTCGAGAGCCCGCGAAATTTCCACTTTGCAGTTCGCTGGGGCTTTGGTAAGCTGCTGTAGACAATTAGTTTTACCCTTCGGCGGCGCGGGCTCTGGACAGCTTTCGCGCCGTTTGCTTTTGCCTCTAAATCCAGTAAAACCCATCAAAAACCCCCTCTCTTATCTGCAATGTCCGATAAGAAGTAGGGGGTAAAGTTCGAACTTAGGCGGAGCTTTGCTCTTGCTCGGTTGCCGGCGCGGCGGACTGTTCCCGATCTGGAGCGGCGGCGGCGCGGGGAATTACAGCTGCCACATCCCTGGCGCGGCATGATCGGTTGGGGCAACGGTCCGGGGGCTTACCTTTCGACGCTCGTAAGCGTGTCCGTTGCGTCCAGAACCACCCGCATTCTCCACACTCGAAAAGTTTCTGATTTGTGGGCACAATTTACACACACTACTCCTTCGGGGTCCGGGGGTGTCAAGAAAAAACTGCGGACCCCGCGCGGCTCGGGGGATTCCAGACCGGAATCGAAGTCGAGGGAACCTCTGGAATCAGCAGAAACGCCAGTGCGGATCTGGGTCCAGGTTTTTCCGGCGCTCTTGATTTCCTGAAACACTCCGCAAGTTTTCCTTCCGGGTGGTCCCTCGATTGCTTCGCCGCTCCAACAGGCGGCTTTTGATTTTGAACTTCGAAGGGGGCGCGCGTTCTTGGCGCGCTCCTTTTTCCCTTGATCTTGGGTTGGACTCGGATTTTTTGGGTAAGGGAGATTTTAGAAGTTAAGAACTAATACTAAAAGCTACTTCGGGGGTACAACATGGCCCGAATTACAGGCCAGATTGGCCCGAATTACAGGCCAACTTGTCCCTTATTTGAAGGCCAACTTGTCCCCTATTTTCAGGCGGCCTACAGAGCTCTGATCAGCCCCCCC